ATGGTTTGGAACGGCAGCAGTTGGGGGCCTCGCAAGCCAATCGTTTACACTCCACCAGCCGCAGTCTCACAAGCTCGCAGTGGCCCAAGCGCCAAGGACATAGCGTTTCAGCGTGTTCAGGAAATGATTCAGTCTTCACAAAGTCAGCTTGCATCAGCGCAGAAAAATTACAACGACACGGTTGCAACTGCAAACCAAGATTACGCCGATTCGATTCTTAGGCTACAGACAGAGTTTGACAACAAGCTTGCAGGGATAGTCCAAGGTTCGCAAGACAGGTTGCGCAACGCATACCGCTCAGCAGTAGAGGTCGACGTTGGGCGCTTGTTCGACAGCAGCGAAGACAAGTCTGTCGATGGACTGATTAGCTCAATGACTGCCAAGCTGGACGCCTCTAAGGGGCTGCTGTCTAAGTCAGCCGACCTAGCGTCGCAGGGCTTCACGCAAACATTTATTGAGCAGATTGTTTCGGCAGGAGTTAAAACAGGTAACGAGCTTGCAGGTGCGATCCTTGAGTCAACTCCTGAGACAAAAGAAAACCTCCGGAACCTATTTGACGCACTAGAAACTGAGTCGGCAAATGGGATGGATACCTTAGCGGCTGAAATCTACGAGAAGCAAGGATTGGCTACTGCTGCTCTCGAGCAGCTCTATGCGACCACTCAGAGCGATTTGGCAGTCGCATTGGTACAACAACAAGCGACGCTTGCCGCAGCCCTTGAGCAGGCTGCTGTGGCTTTACACGACTCGGTGTCTGAAATCAAGTCTCAGTTACAAGAAGATATTGAAGATATGGACGGAATGTTTGGCGGTCTTGGTGGCACTCTTGACCAGTTCCTAGCCAAGCTTGAAAAGGTGAAAGGCTTCGCTGTCGGAAAAGAAATTGAAGCCGCAACTGGGCCGGGTGGTTCGCTGCAAAATTCAGCGGTTACGGTGGCAGCCTCTCAAGCGACAGGCGCAATCGGTTTACTTATAGACTCGGCTTCAGACGTTGCAGGTGTTGCGAAATACCTTGACGAGCGCATTTTAGGAGCAGAAGCTTATATTAGGGCAACTTCGACAACAGAGCTGCAACGAGCTTCTGCGCTTGAGACTTTGGCAGGGTTCAAAACCAATAGACTCGTTCTTGGTGGTCAAGACGCACAAAGCTTAGTTGGGACAACAATCAACATAAACGTTAAGGCAGACAGCTCACAGTCTCTAGCAATGGTCGGAAAGTCCTTGGGTAACACTGTGGCTAAGTATGTAACAGGTGGCGGACAAGTTATCGTGAGTCCGCTCTAATGGCAGTCCCAACTCCTCTAGTCGAAATTGGTTTCAACGTAACCTCGCCAACTGCTCCGTTTTTTACGCTCGACAGCGAGACAAAAGGGTTGCTAGACAACTCAAGCTTTCCGTTGTCAGGCGCTATCTTTTACGACGTGACAGCCAAGGTCAAAAGCATTTCAATACAACGAGGCAAGAACAGACAGCTCGATCAGTACGACCAAGGGCTTGCAAATGTTGTGTTGCTAAACAACGACAGAACCTTCGACCCTGAGTTTGCAGCTTCTCCTTATTTTGGCCAGATTATACCTAAGCGACAAATCCGAATTAGCTCCGGTGGGGTGGTTCAATTCTTTGGTTTGATTGACGACTGGAATCTTTTCTATGAACCAAGCGGAGACAGCACGGTTGCGGTTGCGTGTTCAGACGCAACGTCTTCACTTGCGAGTCAGTTTATTTTTACAAGAACCAATGACGTGCAACAAAGTGGCGACAGAATAAACACGATCTTGTCTTTGCCAGAACTTGCTTGGCCTGTAGCTCAAAGAGACATTGAGGTCGGCGCAATGGAGCTAGGGGCAGACACTATCCCAGAGAACACGAACGCTTTGGCTTACTTTAGAACTATTGAAAAATCTGAGCCGGGTTCGTTCTTTATTTCAAAGGCAGGCTCGATTGTTTTCCGTGATAGGAGAGCGTCCTCTAATGCGCAGGGATTCACTTTTGCAGACGACGGAACAGGCGTTCCATATTCAAACATCGTCGTAGAGTATGGCTCGGAAAACTTGCACAACGAAATTGTTTTGACCTCACAAATTACAGGGACACAAGCGGTTGCTCGTGCGTTGGACTCGATAGACACTTACGGGATTTTTGGTCTAAATCAAACGGGCTTGCTAATAAATAACGACTCAGATTTAGTCGAGCTTTCAAAGCTTTATGCCAACAAATACAAAGACCCCGAGTACCGTTTCAATTCGGTCGACGTAATTCTTGACCGGAGAACTTTAGCTCAACAGGCGCAGCTTCTTGCCTTGGAGCTTTCCGAGGTCGTAAAAATTAAGCTAACGCCTAACGGCATCGCTCCTGCCATTTCAAAGTTCGCAGAGATTATCCGCATCGATCACTCGGTGTCGACTATAGAACACATCCTTAGCCTTGGCTTTAGCACGATTGAAAAAAGCCCTTGGACTCTATCCGACCTAGTGTTTGGTAGACTATCTTCAAACAACATTTTAGGTTTTTAGGAGTAACTTGACTGGACAAAAAGTGTGGGTCGCCGGGGAGGTACTTGCAGCAGCCGACGTCAATTCCTATTTAATGAACCAAACCATTATGCGATTTGCCGATGCTTCGGCTCGAACCAGTGGGATTGCTACCGTTGCGGAGGGAATGTTTTCTTACCTCGACGACACAAACTTGCTTACCGTTTACAACGGTTCCGCTTGGGTTGGAGTAGATACTCAGGCAAGCCAACTAACCACAATTGTGACAGACGCAACGACTTCTAGAACGCTTGCCTCGACAGACGAAAATAAAACAATTAGATTTACCAACGGCTCAGCCACGACCGTAACTGTAGACGCAAGCACTGACTTTCAGGTCGGGGCTAGGGCTGACATAATTGCAGACGGCGCAGGCGTGGTCACAATAACGGCAGACACGGCAACGGTGGCAGGAGACGCAACATCCACAACATCGGGCAGTTTTACAATCGGCGCTCAGTATTCAGCGGCTACACTTCTTTGTGTGGCGACAGACGAGTACCGACTAATCGGAAACATTACGGCGGTTTAGTATGAGCTGGAAACTATGGGCAGTAGGCGAAGTAGTAGAGGCAGGCGACTTTCAAAGCTTGGTTCAGAATCAAGTCGTGCAAGTTTACGCAGACGCAGCAGCTAGAACGACAGCGCTAGGTGACAATGTTGCCGAGGGGATGCTTGCTTTTCTTTCCGACACGGATTCGCTTCAATACTATTCGGGCAGTGCTTGGGTGGCAGTGTCTAACCCCGGCGATATTACTTCGGTAGTAGCAGGGACAGCCCTTAGTGGCGGAGGCACAAGCGGCGACGTAACTCTAAACGTTGACCTAAGCGCAGTTACAATCCCTGCCTCGCAGATCAGCGACCTAACAGCTACGGCAGCCGAGCTAAACATTCTCGACGGCGTGACGGCAACAAGCGCAGAGCTAAACATTCTTGACGGTGTGACAGCAGACGCAACCGAGCTGAATTATGTAGACGGCGTAACCTCTGGGATTCAGTCACAGCTTGACGACAAAGCTTTGCTCACTCCGGCGGTAAACGCCAAGACCGCTGCCTACACTCTCGCAGTTGGCGACAGAGGCGAAACGATAACAGCCGACGGAACGTTCACAATCACAGCGCCAAGCGGAACATTCAGTGCGGGCGACAGGGTGGACGTTGTAAACATTGGAACAGGCGTGATTACGTTTGCAGGCTCAGGCGTGACAATCAACCCAGCTGCCACTCTGACTATAGAATCACAGTGGTCGGCAGCTTCAATCTTATTTCTCAGTTCTTCTACAGCAGTCTTGATAGGTGATATAGCGTGATACTTCTTGGAATCCTTGCTTCTGCTAGAAACCTAGTTCCGCTGGTTGTTGATTATTTGGTTGTCGCTGGTGGCGCTGGCGGAGGTACTAACGGTGGTGGCGGTGGCGCTGGTGGTTACAGAACTTCAGCAGGGACTTCCGGCGGCGGCGCAAGTGCTGAGTCTGTTCTTACACTCGAAACTGGTGCAAATTACTCAGTTAGCATTGGTGGTGGCGGTGCTGGTGGTGCAACCGCTGGCGTTTCTTCGGGAACAGACGGCACAGCATCGGTATTATCTTCGATTAGCTCAACAGGCGGCGGCGGCGGCGGCGGCGGTGTTGATTCAAGTACTACCTACATTGCAGGCCGTAACGGCGGCTCAGGCGGCGGCGGTGCAGCTTATTTTGGTAACGGGGCTAAAGGTGACGGCACTGCCGAGCAAGGTAGAGACGGTGGTGCTGGCGTTGATTCTGTACCTTATATGAGCGGCGGCGGCGGTGGTTCAAGCGTAGCTGGTGCAAATGGTGGAACAGTTTCTAACACTGGCGGCGCTGGTGGAGCTGGTACTTCCAGTGCAATAACTGGCACAGCGGTCACTAGAGCAGGTGGCGGCGGCGGCGGTACTAATAATATTGACGGCACACGCTTTGGCGGTGCTGGTGGAACTGGCGGCGGTGGTGCAGGGGTTACTTCTGGCACTGGAACAAATGGCACTATAAACACGGGTAGCGGTGCTGGCGGTGGCGGTGGCGGTGCTGGCGGTCCACGTAATCAAGGTGGCAATGGTGGTTCGGGAATCTTAATTATCAAATACCCAGACGGCTACACCATTACTATCGGAGCAGGGCTTACCGGAACTACTCCGGCAGCAGCAGGTGGGTTCAAGGTAACAACCATTACAGCAGGAACTGACGATGTTAGCTTTGCTTAGGAAAGGTAAACTAGACAAATGGCACATTACGCATTTTTAGACGAGAACAACATTGTCACCGAGGTTATTGTCGGGCGAGATGAAAACGAAGTCGTCGGGAACGTCCGAAACTGGGAGAAGTACTACGGTGAGTATCGTGGTCAGGTATGCGTTCGTACCTCTTACAACGGGAACATTCGTAAGAACTACGCTGGCATTGGGTTTACTTATGACTTAGAGCGTGACGCATTTATCTCGCCTAAGCCCTATGACTCTTGGCTGCTAGTTGAGGAAACTGCACAATGGGAAGCGCCAGTGCCTTACCCAGACGACGGGCTAATGTATTCGTGGAATGAAGAACTGACTGACTGGGAAGTAACTCAGTTTGGAGTGACAGAGTAATGGCTGAAGAAGGCACATCAGTTCGCATTACTAATGTTCAAGTTTATGAAAAGCTTATGGAAGTTAACGAGAACCAGATTGAGATGTTTGCCGAGCTGCGTGGCTTGAAGTATTTGCCAAACAAAGTTGCCGATATGGAAAACAGGTTGTCAAAGGTTGAGCTGATTGCTCGACTTGTCTACAGCGTCTACGGCGCAACACTCGGAGCGGTAGCAGTTGCGTTAGTGAGCCTTCTTCGTGGCTAAAATATACAAATTAAGGAAGTCAAAGTGAGTCGCTTCTTTGATCGCACTGCTGATTGGCGCTTAGTCTATGATGCTAAATACATAACCTCGCACTATGGCGAGATGAGCAACTTTAGAAAAGCAAACGGTATGCAACCGCACTCCGGCACTGACTGGGCAAGACGGCGAGGCACACGCATACCAGCTATTGCCAAAGGCACGATTCGGTTGATTCAGTTCTCAGAAGTCTTAGGTTGGGTTGTCGTGCAAACGGCAATGGATAAAGACGGTGTTATTTGGTTCTTGGGATACTGCCATATGGATGCTAAGCCCGGCTACCGTGTCGGGCAGAAGCTACGCAAAGGTCAGACTGTAGGACTGCTTGGCGACAGTGGGGTTAGTTCAGGGCCTCACGTCCACGTCACGGCGTCGAGAACTCTGAAGGGAGTCTTTGGCGTAACGTCTGAGAAGGTTGACGTATACAAGCTAATCCTCGCTAATGTAAAGAAGCCTGTACGAGAGGTCTGCGAATGTTGCAAAAGACCCTTGTAAAAATGTTTGACGGTGTGTTCTTCTTAAAGGACGAGCCGGAGTCTGCAACGGGTGCAAGCTGGAAGTTTCGTCGCAAGCTAATCTTTGGATCTTACCGTCTCGGCTTTGCAATGATTATCTTTGGTTCACTGACGTTCCTGGTCGACCAGTGGGGTGTCGGAGTGACTTTGATAACAGGCGGCGTATCGCTTATCTCAATTATCACTACGGCTTACACTGTAAGTGCATCGTGGCAAGACGGAAGAAACAACAATCAAGATTGGACTAATGGAGATGTTTAGTAAAGAATTTATCAACAGCGCCGGAGAGCGTGCTGTAAAGACTTTTGCTCAGGCAGGACTTGCCTTCTTAGGTGGAGGCACTGTAGGGCTATTTGCAGTTGACTGGGTTGGCTTTTTTAGCATCGCATTAGGCTCGGCTTTGCTATCTGTCCTGACCTCAATTATTACCAAGAAGTCGCTCTAAGTTTTTTCCTAGCGTCGGCGCTCAGCCCTCCCCAGATGCCGTGACGTTCATTAGCTGCTAAGGCATAAGCCAAGCACTCTACTCGGACGTGACAGACTCCGCAAAGACGTTTGGCTTCGACTGTAATTGGGAGCGCTGGCCCTTGCTCAGGATACCAAATGTCGGGGTCGAGTTTTTGACAGGGTGTTGTTGTCGGCAGGTCAAGAATTGCAAGGCGCAAGTTGTCGTGTTCTTTGGCAGCCCTCACCTTTTGAGCCAACCTTTAGGAGCGAGCTTCCTGCGCTCCTTGTAGGTAAGACCTCCCCAGATTCCGTGAACCTCGTTAGCGACGATGGCGTACTCAAGGCACTCATTTCTAACAGGGCAAGTTTTGCAAAACTTCTTTGCGGTTCTAAAATCGTGGACGCCTGTTGTCACGTCGCTATACCAAATCTCAGGGTCGGTCGTCTGGCAAGGTGGTATCGCAGGAGCGTTTGCGATTGCAAGTTTTAGCTTTTCGTAAGCCTGAAAGTTAGTCATACGCAAACAGTAACCAAGCGCCTTGCAAAAAACAAATCAACGGTCTTGCGGTGAAGTCGCTCCCCAGATTCCATAGCGCTGATGCGTCTCCATTGCGTAGGTGAAACAATCGTCAACCATCGGGCAAGCCTTGCAGATTGCCTTTGCGGTTTTGGTTGCAACTGCCCTAGCTTCTGGATCGCTTATGTCCTCCGGGAAGAAAACGTTTGGAAGCTTCTGGCAATCAGGATCGTGCAAATTCACGAGCTTTAGAAATCTCATATAGGGACTTGAAAGGTGTCCGTGCTTTGACATAGAATCAGCCTAGCCAACAAAGGGGAAATATGGAACTGCACACACCAAAGCAATTCAACAACGCAAGTCTGGTCGGAATCTTTAATCCGGGCAGCGATGAGTGGCACGCAGCACGAGCCGAAGGATTAGGCGGAAGCGAGATTGGCGTAGCAATGGGACTTAGCCCTTACCAAAGCGCCTACTATTTATGGGCGGTCAAGACAGGACAAATAGAAGCACGTCCTGTTTGGAATTGGGCGATTAGATTGGGGCAAAAGTTTGAGCAACCAATAATGGAACTCTTGCAAGAGGAACATCCAGACTGGGAGATCTATTCCACTGGAACCTACTCAAACAACGAGCGACCTTTTATGCACGCCAATCCCGACGGACTAGCTAAGGTCAATGGCGAGTGGGTCATTGTCGAGGTAAAGACTTCACGCAACTACTGGCACGAAGTACCACCGACTTACATCCAGCAGGTAAGGTTCTATATGTCCGTAATGGGAATCAAGCGAGCGGTCATTGTTGGCGTGGTCAATATGGCTTGGGTTGAATATTGGGTCGAGTGGGACGACTTTGAGCAGGATGTTTTGCTAGATCAAGCTGCTAGATTCTGGCAGCACGTCACCGAAGGAACTGCTCCCGACTGGGACGGCTCAGCTTCTACTTACGAGGCAGTCAGAGAAATGCACCCTGACATAAACGACGAGGAGGTTGAGGTCGATGGCATCTACAATCTAGCCTTAGCGCAACAAGCTTTTGACGAAGCCGAGTCAGAGTTCTTTAAGCAAAAGTCACAAGTCCTAACGGTGATGGGCAAAGCCAAGCACGCTTACTTTGAACACGAGGGCAAAAAAATTCGTGTAGCCTCTAGGCAAGCTCGCAACGGCGGACGACCTTACCTAGTGGTAAACAAGAAAGGGAAGTAATGAACGTTTTTTTAGGCGACACGGTGACTATCGCTAGGGATGAGACTTATGTTACGGGCGCAGTGTCCGGCGTGGTACTGGACAAGAACAAACTGCTAGAACGGATTTACATTGAGGGACTAACTGCTCCTTTTTGGATGGCAGACAACTGGAAATTTATTGACAACGAACAAGAAAATGAGGACGAAGACTAATGGCTAAATTTGATTTGAGTAAGTATGCAACTGTCGCCGAGCGCTTGGAGCTATTCGCTGCCGACTGGCCAGACGGACGGATTGTGACACACAACCTGACCACACCTCAGGACAGAGCAGTGTCGACTTGGGTCGTCAAGACTGAAATATTCCTAACGGCAGGCGACCAAGCTGCTGACATACCAAAAGCGACAGGTCACGCTTTTGAAGTTGACGGAGGTTCCGGGCCACAAGGACAAGCGGCGTTAGAGGTATGCGAAACGTCGTCGGTGGGCCGAGCGCTAATGCTTGCCGGGTATGCTGCATCCAAAACAGGCTCGCTTGCTTCTCGAGAGGAAATGGAGAAGGTCTCTAAGCCTCGTGACGTTCGTGACCTACTAGGTGAAGCTGCTAATCTGGAAGACGTAGAAACTCTAAGGATGCTCTATGCACAAGCTAAGGCTGCGGACTATCCCAAGGCCGTTCTAGACGGGATAAAACTTCGTGCCGAATCTCTCAGTTCAATGGGCAAAGGTGGCGGAAATTGAACACGCCTACCTTGAGGCAGCTCGGAACGGACAGATCGACAAAGCAAGGTTCTGGAACCGAGAACTTATCCATCACTTGTTGGTGCTAAGTGCTGCCCTCAGAGATTCAAGCGACACTAACGGAACTGACAGCGGAGAACACAAAGGGCTTTGAAGCTCTTTACCAAGCCGAGGTCAGGTTAGCGGAGGCAGAACACCTGCTAGACACTACGGAGCAGAGGGCTTTTATCAAACATCAAGGCACGGTTGCGGACAGAAACGCACTGGCACGTCTTGAGGCTGCCGACGTTCGCTTACAACGGGACTTAAGGAAGGCAGAAGCGAATCGTATCCGGCTAAAAATCCGTAGTCTAGAAACGGCGATTATGGCTTCAGGTACTCAGGCGAAACTAATCCAGTCAGAGCTGCGAGCTTGAAGGCAGCAGACACAAGGAAGCTTCGTGAGCGTGACCTTTGGTGCTGGCACTGCGGCGACTCCGACCAGCTTGTTCCTCACCATATACAGAACAGGGGAATGGGTGGCTCAAAAGTGTTAGATAACTTGCAAAATGTGATACTAGTTTGCGCTGAGTACAACGGCAGGATGGAATCGGACGCTCTGATCGCAGGGTATGCCAGAGACTACGGACACAAGGCGTCCAAGTTCTCAGCGCTGGGGCATCCGATACTCGACACAACCCGAAGCACTTGGTACACCTTAGACAAGGCAGGCAACAAGACCGAGTGCGAGCCTCCTTCTTACCTGATTTAGAAGTAGACTTAAGTAAAAGCACCCGGCGATGCAGAAACATCCCGGGGCGTGAGCAAGACTTATAAGGAGCCTTACTATGACCTATTCTAAGACCTGCACTAAGTGCGGTCAAACCAAAGCTCTAGATTCTTTTGGCAAAGACAAACAAAATAAAACGGGGTCAAGTTATAGGTGTAAAGAGTGCGCTATAAAAAACGCCGCTTCTTGGGCCTCTAAAAATTCATCTAGGGTTAAAGCATTGCGGCAGGATTACTACATCAAAAATGCCGATGCCTTAAACGCAATCTCTAAAAAATATGCGGCAGATAACCCAGAGTTGGTTAAAGAGACTAAAAATAAATGGGTTATAAATAACCCTAAAAAGGTAAAAGAATCCGCAAAAAAAAGTAGAAAACTTAATTTTGAAAAAAACAAAATAAGTATCAAACAAAGAAAATTAAACAACCCAGAAAAGTTTGCAGCATATAACAAAAAATGGGCTTTGGCTAATCGGGAAACTTGCCGGGTCAACCTGCAAAGACGGAGAGCTGTTCAACGGGGCAATGGCGTTTATCTTGTAACTAAAAAAGAGATAGCAAACCTATACGCCTCTCCTTGTAATTATTGCGGTGCTCCCAGTAAACACATAGACCACATTATCCCCATCTCAAGGGGCGGCACTCACTCAATCGGAAACTTGACAGCCTCGTGCGCCAGTTGTAACTTATCCAAAGGTGCAAAATTTATAACAGAATGGAAGAAGGGGAACTAATGCAACCAACATTTAGCGAGTTTATTCAACAACTGGAACTAGAGCGCAACAACATAAGCTACCGAAGCCACTTCACAAAGCCAGAGGTCAAGGTCATAACCAAGACCCTAAAAGTGATACCAGAACGGTTTAAGAAAATCTACTTTCACGCAGGTCGTTACGCTGCCGGAGACAGAGACAAGCTTGCATCCGAGGCTTGGGCTGAGTACGAGAAGCAAGAGGACGTTCAATGACCTCGGGAATACACAAGATCTATCGAGCGGAGTCTGCAAAGTTCGTTGCCCTCCCAAACTGGGTCGTGCGAAGTCCAGAGTATTCGGCAAACAGCTTTCGGCTCCTTGCTTATCTGCTTAGCCACGAAGACGGCTACGGTCTAACTTATGCGCAGATTGAAAGACAAACAGGGATGGGGCGCTTCGCAATCAACGAAGCAATCAAGTTGCTTACGTCCCTTGCTTGGCTTGAGGTGTGGCAGCCCAAAGGGGAAGACGGCAGGTTCGCTGCTAAGTCTTGGCTGATAAAAAACCCCGGCGTTGGTGATTCCGCTACGGAGCCATTCCGCTACGGAACAGCCAACGCACTTAAAGAAGACAACTCTTTAGAGAAGACAACAGAAGAAGAAAACCTTAATGCGAGAGTGGAAGAAGAATTTCTAAAAAGCTTCAACCAGTTCTGGGAGCTTTACCCAAAGAAGATTGACAAGGGCCGAGCAGTGAAAGACTTTAGAAGCGCTTTGAAAAGAGCAAGCTTTGAAAGCATCATCGCTGGGGTCAAGGCATACAAGGACGATCCTTATCGCAAGCCACAGTTTACGAAGTACCCGTCGTCTTGGCTAAACGCCGATGCTTGGGAAAACTTCATAACCTCCTCAGAGGCTCGTGTTGCTACCGAGGAGCGACGAAGCAAGGACTTGGCTTACAAAGACCAGTTCCTAGCTGACCAACGCTCACAGGAGGCGCTGAGCGCTCCTGCTCCCAAGTGCCAACACGGGAACACGATTGCACTTTGTCGGCGCTGTCTGTCATAATCGGTTTTGTGATTACTCAATGCACTCGTTGCGGTTGGACTTGGGAGGCTAACGCCAACCGTAAGACGCACGAACGCTGCGAGTCCTGTCGTGCAAGGAAATTACAAAAGATAGAAAACTGCATAGTGTGGCACGGACACTTTGCGGAAGATATGGTCACGCCGATCCACGACGACGGACTCACGGTGCTTCCGGGGGTTCGAACTTGTGGCAAGAGTGACTGCTGCAATCCTGCTCACATCGAAAGGTAAATCAAAATGGCAAAAATAATCATCGAGGACGCCAAGGTCTTTAAGATAATTGAGGGCTACGGCTTCCGAGCTGTTGAGGAGTTCAAGCTTCGAAACGGTGAAGAAGCAAAGCGCTACTTTACAATCTGGACTGACCAGCGAGTCGAAGAAGGTCAGACGTTCACAATCACCGGAGATATGTCGGTCAAGATTGAGGAATACACAAACCGAGACAACGAACCTAAGACCTCGGCAGCGGTTCACGTCAACAACGCTCAGCTAAAGGCTGACGCTCCGTTCTAATGCTCACAATAGAAGTCTTCGGACTACCTGCTCCACAAGGATCCAAGAGGGTTTTCAATGGACGAGTAGTCGAAGCGTCTGCCAAGACTTTGAAACCTTGGCGGAAGGCAGTCTCAGTCGCCTGTCACAATCTACAACTCGACGAGCTTCTGACTGGCCCGGTCAAGGTCGAGGTAAGAATCTTCTTGCCTCGACCTAAGACTGTGACAATAAAAAAGCGGTTCCTCCCAATCGTGCCTCCCGACGTTGACAAATTATGTCGAAGTATTTTGGACGGCATCGGGCAGAACATCGCCGGAGACACCTCCAAGGACTCGCACGTCTGGGCAGACGACTCTCAGGTCGTCGAGCTTCACGCTTACAAGTTTTACGCCGACGAGCGACAGCCCGGTTGCACAATCATCATCACGCCTCTATAGATTCTTTTAAGAATCTTTGCGAATAAGCTTGACACTTGTTGTCATTCGATAGTAGAATCGAACTACAACAAACACCAACGAAGGGACACACAATGAACAAGCAAGAACTAGAGGCAAGACTTCAGATAGCACTAGAGCAGCGCAAGCAGGGATATGCACTAAACGTCCCAACCGTTTTCATTCGCTCAGTCAACGACCAAATCCGCAACTTCCGCAAAGCACTAGCCGAGGTGAACTAATGGAGATGGTCGGGCTAACCTTTTGGCTACTGGCCGCCGGAGTAATTTATCTATCGCTACAACTAGGAGACAAAGAAAAATGACAACCAACATCAAGGACACGATGGTCACGATCAAGGAGGCAGCCTCCGAGCTTGGACTTCACCCAAACACAATCCGCAACTACATTAAGGCAGGTCGCATCGACAGCACCCGACTTGGCCCTCGCCTTATTCGCATCGACCGAAGCGAGCTTTACAAGATTGCAGGAGGCGACCCAGAATGGAGGCAGCGCTAAAGCAAACCCGGCAGACTGTCGAACATCATATTGACCTGCTAGAAATGACAGCGTTTAATCTTGGCTTTGAAGCGTGCCTTTACGCACTTGACGAACTGTCTGACATCAAGCACAACCGAGACGAACTAATCGCAGCGGAGCATTTTCGTTGGGCAGCCAAAGAGCTAAGGGGAGAAAATGTTAAAGATTAGAAACTGGTCAGTCTTCAAAGACGAAGTTGCAGAATTGCTTTTTGCTAAGCAGCTTGACGAAGCCTACACGGCCGGCATCCGAATCGGAGCAGAGTTTGCGACCCGAAAGCTGTCTTTCGAGGTAAGCCTAAAGAGACACCTGACCCTCACCAAGGTTGAGTCGAGGGGTTACGATCACGCCTTCGTTGCAATTAACAGGGCAAAAGAAGAAATCCGAAACACGACAGGAGCTTCCGTATGAAAATCCCAGTGCAAGTCTTCACAACGCCATCCTGCGTGCAGTGCGCAGCCACCACAAGGCTTATGGACAAGCTGGGCATTATCTACGACAAGGTAGACCTAACGCAGCACCCAGAGGCGCTAGAGCGCTTCAAGCTCATCGGTCACACAACTGCACCGATAGTTGTCACTGACCGCAAAACTTGGTCGGGCTTTCGTGTCGAGAAGATCAGAAGCTTAGCTAACTTTCTAGCAAGTGATGAGGCTAAGGGATGATTGAAATGAAAGACATAAGCGGCAAAATCCTCTGGACAAAAGGCCGTGAAGCCGGCGTTGAGGCAGAGCGTGAGCGCATCAGCAAAATGGCTGAGGCCCGCATTTGTTTTGACTTCCACAATTCTGGCGTATGCGACCACTCAGTCTGCTACGGCATTGCAGAGCTAATTATAACAATTAGAGAGGCACAAGTTGGCTGATGAAAGCAACGACAGCAACAAGCTTTACTGGACACTAGGCTACGAAGCTGGGGTCGAGCTAGAGCGTAAGCGCATCATCAAGGTTATGAAAGACCTAGCTGCAACCAGAGACATTTTGCAGACAC